CGATACTTTGCTCTGCAACCTTAACTTCTTTTATTTTATCTAGTTTTTGCATTTATGCTCCTTTTTTTACTCCTTTTATAACACCTTTGTTCTTAGATGCATAGAATATCTTTTCACCCTTCTTTTTACCGTACTGTTTTTTCATCGATTTCATAATTTTTTTACCTTTTTTGTTTAATGGCATTAATTATCCTCTGTTACTATCGCTGCTTGTTGCACTCCGGTCTTTGCAAGGCTAACTCCAGCTCTTAATTTTGCTAAATCTTCGTTTTGTTCTAGTTTTTCATCAAAATTATCACCTTGTTGCATTAATCTTGCTCTTGCAAGCTCTTGTTGAGCCTCATCATTGTCTCTTTTTCGCTCATTTTCCATCGCTCGAAGGTCAACTTCACGTGATTTTAGTTTTAGAAGAGGGTCGTTGTCAAATTGTGACGTAATTTGTTTTTCTTCCTTCATAAATTCTTCTGTCATTTCAGCAATCAACACTGCTTTTCTTGCTTCTATTTCATTTGTTAATGCTTGAAGCTGTGCTTGCGCTTGTGGATTCATTGCTGCTTGTTGTTGAAGCATCATCATCTGCTGCATTTGCTCTCTAAACTCTAATTGAACCTGTTCTTGAGACATTAAACTAATATGTTCTAATATATTTTTTTGTATTGACGCCATAACTGCAGGATTATTTCTTACAATATTAGTCGACATAAAATTTAAGTGCGCTGTAATATGTGCTCTGTGGTCTTGACCAGGAAAAGCTTGAAAAGGTTTACCTGCTAGTGCATTAATATGTTCTAAACTTGGATCCATCGGCATATTTGGTGCAGGTGGTGGTAATATTGCGTCCACATTTTTTACACCAATCGCTTCATACATTGTTCGATACACTTGATACATGTTGTGTGCTTGTGGATTTGCACTGGCAATTTGTAATTGTGTTTGTGCAAGTGTAATTCTTTGTGACATAGAAAATATATTTGGATCTGCAACTGGTATTACATCTACTCTATCGTCAAAGTCTGCTTGTTTTACATTTCTTACACCACCAACAACATCATACGGATACTCAGGTGGTAGATATTGTGATACTACTTTTGATAAAAGTTTAAATTCTTTTTTCATCGCTGCGTAACATCTCTTGTGTATTGCAGACATTACTCTTGAACCACGTTCTAGTAATGCAATTGTAGTTCCAACAGCTGCTGCTTGATTTGCATCACCGACTTGCATGTCAGCAATTGCAGCAAATCTTTGTCCTGCTTGTACAACAATACCTAATAAGTTTAATAATGTTTGAGATGGTTCTTTGTATGGTAATGGAAAGAATGCATCTCTTAATGATCCACCCGGTGCATCGACATCTTTAAATTCACCAGGTTGTATTGGAGAGGCTTCATCTCTAACTCTTACACCTCTTTGTTTAAATCCTGCTGGTAAGTTTGATAGGGTACCTGCGTCTAATAATTGACGGAGAGCCGCCGTTGCCGTACGACTCAATCCGCCAATCATGTGAATGAGTCCAAAGCCATAAAATCCTAGTCCTGGCAGAAATTTAAAGTGGACAAAATATTGGATCTTATTTTTCTTTAGATCATTGGGCGCATAGTTCCTTCTAATAGAAAGAACTTTCCTATTACCTTCCTCAACAGTTACGATGTAAGGTAATTTTATTCCGGTCGGCTCTCCGTCCTCACCGACCTCTTCAAAACCTTCTAAGTCTAAATTAACATGACACTCTAACAAAGTATATACTGGCTCGTTCTTACCAGTCTTTTTACTTCCTTCAAGGTCACGTTCTTTTTTTGCAAGCTCGTCGTTTGTAGTCGTACCTGGTGGTCCTAACTCTACATCTCTGTAAAAACCAGATACTTGTTGTTTTCTTAATTCGTTTTCAGAAATTTTAATTGTATGAATAATCGCTTCCGCATCATCTAATGAGGTAGCTGTATACGGAACGATTAATTCATCCGCTGGTACAAACTTGGAGACTGCTCTGCCAAGTGGCACATCATAATAAACTTTTTTAAATGTAGAACCAGCTAATGGTAAGTGAAATAACATAGAGTCAAACTCTGCTTCATATTCTTTCATCTCATCCATAATTAAATAATTCATAAAATCTTTAACACGTGTCGCTTGTTGCTCTGTTGCAGCATTTTTAGTACCAATAATTTGTGTTCTTACTGGTCCGTCACTTGGTAATAATTCTTTGTAAGCTTGTGCTTGAAACTGTGTAACAGCTTCTGCCATGACAGGGTGTGTTGCACCCGATGCTCCTTGAAACGGTTCTGTTCTGTTTTCATATTTAAACCCTAAAAGATCTAAACCTTGTATGTAAGATTGTTCCCATTCTTTTCTCGATGCTTTGTAGTCCATGTAGTTTTGAGTCATCTCGTTTCCGATCGGCTCTAACACATCGTCTGGTAAAAGATCTGCTAAGTTGTCAAAGTGTGATTCAGTTCCAGGCACATTGATTGATCCTGGTTCAAAGTCTAACGTTACACCACCATCTTCTTCTGGTATAACTTCTATTGGTCCTTTTTCGGGTTCTTGTTCCTGAACATCTACTGCTTCTGCTATCTCCTCTTCTGAAGGGATATCAATTTTAGTTCTAGTGTTCGGGAGTCCTTTTTCTATTTCTGCCATTTAATACTCCTATATTTTCATACCACGTTTCATTAATGATAGCAACCCTTGTGGATTAGGGCCTCTTTCTGGTGGTCGGCCTGATTTATCGCCACCTGATAAACCACCTTCTGCAAATTTTTTTAAAACTTTAAGTGGCCCTGGGAGAGGTGCAATGTCTATAAAATTTCTTAAAATATTTGTAGGTGCTTCCATTTTTTTAAGAGTCTCAACAATTCTTGGAAAAGTTCTAGTGCCTTCTTTTGTTCCAGCTGTTGCAGCAACATCCGGTTTTGCACCCATATATCCAACGTTAGGTAGTTCTACTCTAATATTTTTATTTACTAAAAAATTATTTAAATTTTTAACAGCGTCTGCATTTACGCCTTTTGTAAAAAGTTTATTAACCTGTCCTTCAATAAAAGCTGAATTAAATTGACCTGGCGTAAGATTTATATTGTAAGGAACTCTAACAAATTTAGATCCACTCTTTACAGCTTTCATATCAAAGATATCAAAAAGTTTTCCTTCTTTTGCTTTTTTTAAATAGTATTCATCCGGCATTACTCTAGAATAAAAATTACCATCTTTACCAACTCTTATGGCCATCATGTTTTTTATATTTCTACCAAACGCTGTATCATTAATTGCATTAGGATTACTTTGAAAAAATTTATTTATATTTTTTTTACCTTGATCTATTAATTTAATATCCTGTAAATCTGCCTCACTAGCAAATTTTTTTGCTTCTTTTTCCAAGCCTGCTCTTTTAACTTGAACTTTTTTTGCAGATTCTTTTTTTTCAAGTTCTGTTTTTTTTCTATCTTCAGGAAAAGATTTTGCAGCGGCTTCAGCTCTAACTTTTATAGGAACTTGTCCGCCGGGTCTTAATTGATTTAATTTTAAAATTTCTTCTTCGGTTCTTCCTGTAATTCTTAATATGTTTTTAAACTCTGGTGAGTTGACTCCAGCTTTTATAGCTTGATTAAATTGTGTTATATATTGAGCAGGAACAATTCCTGTGCCCTCTCTGACTTTGCCAACTTTTTTAGCAAATCTTAATTGTGCTTTTGTTGGTTGAGATTTAAAATTTTCAAAGTCTTCTGTTTTAAAAATTTTATCAACAACGTCTTTAAATTTTTTCTCTTTTATTAATTTTGATGCAACACCTTTCTCGTCTCTTTTAGCATAAGCTGCAGCTCTTTCCTCTGGAGTCATTTTTACATAAGCTGCTTTTTTAAATCCAATACGACCACCATCAGCCATGTTAAATGGTCTTTCTAAACTTTTTCTCTGTAGGTATTCTTCGTATGTTTCCTGTGACGGGTCAAAGTCTTTTAGTAATTCATCTTTTAAAGAACCTGGTTCTAAATCGTCCACTAATTCTGTGGTCAAGAATTGTCTGGTTAGATTTCTACCAGTTCGTAAATATTCGTTTAATTCTTTTGTTTCTTTAGGACCGAACTTCATTATTCTCCTAACATATAACCGATACCGCCACCTGCTTTTTTAAGTCTATCTTCAATAACTTCTATAATATCATCTTCAAAACCACCGGTCTCGTCTTGTCTTCCAGGTTTATAATAGATTTCTTTACCATCTTTTTTAATTATGTAACTGCCATCTGCAATATCTTCTTCAACTTCTACTTTTCCTAATTTCTTTTTAGTGACCATCTCTTTTACTTTTCTGCCTTTCAAAGATATAAATTTACCTGCTGACATGACTGTTTCTACAAGTTTTGCTAATGCTGGTCCTGATATCTCTGCAGCTTTTGCAACAACGGGTGCTGCTACTTTACCAACTTTACCTATTCCAAACGGTAATAGTGACATGAGTCCTGCAGCTGTTTTCATAAAAGTTCTTCTACCAGGTTTTTCTGGTCCATCTTTGTAGCCAATACGTCCACCCTCTGCAAACAATCCAGATTGTGAAAGTAGATTTAAACCTTCTGCTAATCCCGTTTCCCCATATAAAATTCCCTCTAATTGATTTGTAAATTTATTTTCACTACCAAAAGGTTTTAGTGATTTTAAAATTCTAGCTATTCTACCTTCTTTTAAACCAATACGTCCACCTTGTGCATTACCATCTCTAGGATTTTTTAAAACAAAATCTAAATCATCTAAAAATTGTTTTCTTTGTGAATCAGATAGGTCGGTGTATATTTCTCTGTTAATAATTTTTTTAGCTAAATCTTGATTAAACTCTGGACTATTTTTACTAATGTTTAATCTAAAACTAGTTTTTTCACTCCTAAATTCTTTATCAGGTAAACCTTTGGTCACAACTTTTTTAGGTCCTGCTCCTGTTGCTTTCATAATTCCTGATTTAAATGCAGCACCTTCTTGTGTACCACCCATGATAGTTTTACTTGGATCAAGAGTTCTACCCTCTAAATCAAAAACATCAGCTACTTTTTCTTTACCTTTTTTAATAATATTACCAGCGCTGTCTTTTATTTTTGTGATATATCTATCCTCAAATTCTTGAACCTGTTTTGCTTGGTTTATAATATAATTTTGTTGTGACTTTGTTAGTTTGGCGTTTGTCATTTTTGCAGCCATCATGAGTTTTGCAAGACCACTACTAATTTGATTGTGTAACTCAGGAGTCATTTGATTAAAAGGAATAACCTTTTGATTTTTTAATCCTACGAATAGACCTTTAATTATACTCATTAATAATAGTTCCTATTTGGTTTCTCTGCCTTTTCATCTACGTAATCTTCAGGGTGTCCGATCAGACCGCCCTGTCTGAATCGCATAATCGCTTGTGTTGTAGAATCCACAAGGTCATCATGATCGCCATATGGGAATGCTGCGCATTCTTCAATGACCTCCTCAGCAAATTTTTGCTCAGGCGCGTATATCATACCAGATTCGAACAGAGGTGCAACTGCATTTACACGGGCATGCTTATCGTTTCCTTTTGACGGACTAAAGTTAACTACAGGTATGTCCATCTTTCTTAACTCATACGTTAGTGGCAGACCTGATGCCTTTGCCTCAATAATAACTGTTTCAGGTTTCCAGTATTCGTATTGCTCCAGAGCCAGACGTCTTAGCTCCGGAAACTCATACCTACCTTTGATAGAATCAAGTAGTATGAGACAGGCTCCACTATCCTCGGTTGGATAGAATATTCCCCATGTCGTTATTGCACTATAGTCAGCTGTCTCTTTTTTTAAAAATGCAGTATCGTAAGATTGTATAACATGTTGCAGTTGTGGGATCTCTTCATCATTGTATTTCATCCACCACTCACGTTTTAATATTGCGCCCTCTTCTGCTGTAGGATTCTGCATCCACTGTGCATTCCATTTACCCGTGGGCAGTGTTGCTTGAACCTTTTCTAGTTCGTCTAACTTCCAATATTCCGGCCATACAGGTTTAGCATCCTTTGATCCGTGGTCCATGATCGCTGGAAATTCGACCACGTGCCATTGATCTGCTTTAGGTTCACTCTGATTCTTAACTAACATACCTGTTAAATCTTTTGTCGTCCAACGAGTCATAACTAAAACTATTTTACCACCAGGCTGCAAACG